TTCGATATCGACACCGCATACAAAAGGGCTTGCTTACTCCAGCCAGCCGCACAGGCGGAGCAGATCCGCACCACACCGGCTCAGACCCGAACCCCAGACCGAAGCATCCACGGCGCGCCCAGCGTGACTGCCTCAAACGCAGCGTCACGGCGTCCCAAGGAGCCAAGTCCGACAGCACGCGATGCAGTGAAAAACGCACTGCAGCGATTGAACGGCGTTCATTAGGTATCGCAAACGCGAGCCTGAAATCTGACCCCAATGTGGAGCTGCGACCATGCCTAACGTTACTACCGCCGCCGCCTATCAACAGGTTTTATCGATGGCGCTCGAAGACCGTTCGAGCGGCTACCAGGACCTCGTTTCCAACAACAACGCACTGTTGGCCGTGATGAAACGTAAAGGCCAATGGCAAACCTATAGTGGTCCCAAGATCAGACAGACACTACAGGTAGGAAAAAATTCCGCTCAGTGGTATTCTGGATACGATCAACTTCTGAATCCAGCGATCGATTTATTCAATGATGGCGTGTGGGATCCGAAGATGGTTGTGGTCCCGGTGATCCTCTCGTTGCAGGAGATACTTAACAACGAGGGCGAATCCCAACTTATGGATGTATTTGAATCGTATATATCCGCCGCCGAGAAGGCGCTGGAAGACGCCATGGACGCCGGCATCTATTCGGACGGCACCGCCAACGGCAACAAGCAGATCACCGGCCTTGCTACTGCAATCCCCGCACTGCCCAACACCGGCACCTATGGCGGCATCGATCGCAACCTCAATCCGATCTGGCGCACTTCGGCTTACGACCCGAGTGCAGCGGCGGGCACCACGTCATTGTCGGCGTTCGGCACCCAGGTGACGTCGACCACCATCCGCCCGATGATTAACTACGTCATGACCCGGCAAAGCCGCGGCCGTGATTACGCTGATTTGTTGCTGATGTCTCCTGAACACTACGCGGCCTACGACGCCGCCACGGTGGCGATCCAGCGCCAGCAAGGCGATACCTCGCTCGGCAAGCTCGGGTTCAGTTCGCTGGAATACATCGGTGGCGGCAAGCGCGCTGAGATCGTATTGGACGGTGGCATCGGCAGTAATATGCCGGCGAATACAACGTTCGGTATCGACACGTCGAGCCTGCGGCTGCGCTATCACCCCTCCAGAAACTTCGACAAGTTGTTCGACGGCGATGGCCAGATGCCGATCGACAAGGACGCGATTGCGCAATTTATCGGCTGGATGGGTGAACTCACCATGACCAACCCGCTCTTCAATTGGAGATTGTACGACTCTAACCCGGCGGCTTAACCCTCCGCAGGGCGAACACCGTCCCGCTGGTTCTGTCCCCTCGACTCTGCCCGCCAGCGGGGCGGCTACTTACAGGCTGCGACGCCTCAACCAGAAAAGGTTTCCCTCATGCTGCGCGATCCCGACGAAGTTCTAGTCGTACTGTTCAAGCACCAGGCCTTTCCCAACGACGACAAATCGCTCGCCGCCGGGCGGCCGATCTTCGATGACCTCGAAGTGTGCGAAATCCGCGCCCCCGGCTCGAAAGAGGTCAAGGTGTTCCCGGCGACGTTCTTCTCGCGCTGGGTCGACGATCCCTTCACCGGCCAGCAGCGCAAGCAGAGCTACGCCGAACGCTTCAAACACCAGTACCAGCAGTTTAAGGCCGACGCGGCCCAGACCAAAACCGGCACGCCGTTGGAGTTGGCCAAATTCCTGACTGACGGACGGCGCGCCGAGTTGCGGGCGCAGAACATCTACACCGTCGAGGTGCTCGCCGCCGTCGAGGGCGCTGAACTGAAGAACCTCGGCCCCGGTGGCAGGGAGATGAAGAACGCCGCCACCGAGTACATCGAGGCCGGCAAGACCAGCGCGCCGAACAAGATGTTGCAGGCCGAACTGGAGGCGCTGAAGGCCCGCAACGCCATCCTCGAAGAGGACATGGCGGCTAGGAAGGCGCGCGAGGCCGGCGACCCGGACGAGCCTGGCGAGTTCGCCGGCATGTCGCTGGTGCAGTTGCGTGAGTTCATCACCATCAATACCGGACAGGCCCCACTGGGTTCGATGAACCGCAAGACGCTGATACGGATGGCCGAAACCGCCCGACCCGAGCAGGTGGCCTGATGACGATCCTGTCGGTGACGAGGGACGTCTGCGCGGCGGTCGGGGTTTTGCTGCCGTCGTCGGTGTTCTCCAACCTCGCCGGCAATCGCACCATGCAGGAGATGCTGGCCTGCGCCAACGAGACGGCGCAGCGCATCGCCTACGACCAGCGCGACTGGACCCGGCTGCGCACCACGGCGGTCTACACTGGCGACGGCCAGTACGTGCCGCCGCTGCCCGATCCTTACGCGGTATGGACTGGCAGTACCGCGTTCCCGTTACCGGCCAACTACAAAAGGATGTTGTTGACCTCAAGCGTCTGGCGCACGACGTGGGGGGCGCAGCCGATGCGGTTCGTGGCTGATACCGACGAATGGATCGTCCGCCGCCTTAGCTTTTCTGACGATAGCATGTGGGGAGAGTGGACCATATTCGGCGGCCAGATCCACATCTGGCCGATCATGGCAGGCGCATCGCCGGGCGTTCCCGCCGAGACGGCATATCACACCTATCTCGACAAGAACTGTGTGGCGCTGGCCAGCGGCGGCTTTGGCGACAGTTTCCTGGCCGATGGCGATAGCTTTGTACTCGACGAGCGGTTGTTGAAGCTCGGCATGATCGCCGACTGGAAGCAGAAGAAGGGTGCGGCCTACGCTGAAGACCTCGAAACGTTCGGCACTGCGCTCAGTATGGCGATGGGACACGACAGCCCAGCACCGATCCTCGTCGATGGACGCAGAAACGCCATAAGCACGCGAGGTGGCTGGGGTGCCTATCTCAACTAACCGACCGAACGGGCCGTCCGGCGTTGTCTTCAACGTCGGGCTGAAGGGCGACATCGGGCCGCCGGGGGCGACGGGTCCAGCCGGCCCGCCCGGCAACAATAGCACGGTACCAGGACCGCCAGGCGCAACAGGGCCGCAGGGACCGCAGGGCATACCAGGGGCGTCAGGAAGTGGTGCTGGCGATGTCACTGGGCCTGCCGGCGCGGTCGCCGACCGCATCGCGGTCTACAACGGCACCACCGGCAAGACCATCAAGGATGGCGGTAAGCTGATCGCCGATCTGGCGCTGGTGTCGCATACTCACACCCAAGCCGACGTCACCAATCTCGTCAGCGACCTCGCACTCAAGGCCCCGTTGGCTTCGCCGGTATTCACTGGCGATCCGCAGGCCCCGACGCCGACGACAAGCGATAACGACACCAGCATTGCGACCACGGCATTCGTCAAAAGCGCAATCGCTGTGTCCGGTGTCGGTCAGATCTTCTACCTCGATCCGACCGATGCCGCAGATGTCGCCACCTACAAGCGGTTGGTTCTGTCGCCCAGCCCTGCGGCTGAAAGCTCTCTTGCTGTCATCTGCACCGGAACGACCTCCGACTTTCTGATCGGCAGCTTCATCACCGATCCCGGTGTACCGGGAGCAATCGATTTTCCTGCCGGATCAGCTTATCGCAGGATGTATGGCAAGGTCTCAGGCGGCACGGCAAAATTCCGCTTGCAGGTTTATGTCCGGACTGTTGGCGGCACCGAGACGCTGGTTCGCGACGAGTTTAGCAACGATTTTTCAAGCACGGTGCCGACCTTGCAGGAGTGGCTGGCGACGCCTGCCAGCGGCGGAACACTCACGACCAGTGATCGCATCGTCGCCAAGGTCTCGGCGCGACGTGTCACGGGTCCGACGAATGTCACCGTGACACTGTATGGCGAGGGTAGTGCGAACGCCTCGCAAATTCAGACGACCATTCCGTCTTCGTCATCTGTGCCGTTAGCGGCGACCCCGCCGCTTTCGATTACGGCTGGTAATATCTCCATCACCGCGGCGGCATTGACCAAAACCGACGACACCAACGTGACGCTGACGCTGGCCGGCACGCCTGCCACCGCATTGTTGCAGGCTTCGAGCATTACCGCTGGATGGGCCGGCACGCTCTCGACCACGCGCGGCGGGCTGGGCGCGAACAACGGCGCGGCTAATGGCATCCCGTTGTTCGCCTCTGGCGCAGCCACGGTGACGGCAGCCGGTACAGTCATCGGTGCATCAGCGGTGCGCTACGACGCCGCGCAAACCTTGACCGCCAACCAGCAGGCGCAGGCCCGCGCCAACACTGGCACGCCGAACGCCAATATCATCATCAATGGCGATTTCCGCATCAATCAGGAAGGATATGTTTCAGCCGCCGTGTTGGCCGCCGGATCGTATGGCCACGATCAATGGAAGGCTGGAGCGGCGGGCGGTAATTACTCCTTCACACAGCTCGCCAGCAGCACGCAGGTCACCATCGCATCGGGCAAGACTCTGATCCAGCCAATCGAGGACGTCAGGGTTGTCGGAGGCTCGTATGTGTTGACGTGGACCGGCACCGCGCAGGCGCGCGCAGGTGTCAATTCGCTGACGCCGTCCGGCTCCTATGCTGCCAGCCCGTTGGCTATTGCGGGGCAGACCGCAGGCACTGCGATGTCCGTCGAGTTCAACGCCGGCACGCTCGGCACCGTCAAGCTGGAAAGCGGATCGGTCGCGACGCCGTTCGTCATGCCGGACTACGCCAGCGAACTGGCGGCGTGTCGCAGATACTATCAGAAATACGTCGGCGTGCTCGTGTCCGGATACGGAGCCGCCGGGGCCAACCAGTTCGACACGTATCTCATCAGCCCATCAATGCGAGCGACGCCAACAGGCAGTGTAACAGGCACCGCGCCTGTCTACTCCAACTGCTCTGCTCTGGTGATTGTCCCATACACCGAAACGACTTTCACGGCGAGGGTCACGGTCACGGCAGCGGGGCAATATTACGTCGATACGAGCGCCAGCTCGATTAATTTGAATGCGAGGCTATGATGGCAGACTATCAACTCACCGCCACCGACAGCATCATCCGCACCGAGGACGGCGCGTGCATCCCGCCCGATCCGGCCAACCGCGATTACGCGGAGTATTTGCAGTGGGTCGAGGACGGCGGCGTCGCTGATCCCTATGTGCGGCCGCCTGAAGTGGAGCCGGTGCCGACACCCGAGCAGGAACTGCTGTTCGAGCACGAGAACAGAATCCGCGCCATCGAAGGTGCGCCGCCGCTGACGCAGGATGAGTTCAAGGCAAAGGCCACCGCATGAGCCAATACCAGGCCTTCCGTCGGGTGCCAGTACCGCCGCAGGTGGCGCAAAAGCTCGACACCGTGACATTTCCCGCGCCGACCCGCGGTATCGTCATGAACGAGAACGAAAGTTATACGCAGCCGGGGTCGGCGGTGATCTGCGATAACTGGAAGCCAACGACAAAAGGCGTCTCGCTGCGTGGTGGCTGCACCCGCTGGTGCGTATTGCCAGAAACGCTCCCGGTGATTTCGGCGTTCGAATACCGCAGCAGCGCTGCCCACCACATGTTCGCCGCCAACGCTACCAAACTATACAACGTTACGACTTCGATCCCAGGGTTAGTCAAGGCGGGACAGACCTCGGGCAATTACGCCGCCTCGCAAATGGCGAACGCCAGCGACGACTGGCTGATTGTCGTCAACGACAACGGCGACCCGCCGTTGCGCTACAACGGCACGACGTGGGCGACGCTGAACTACACCACCCCCGGCAATTGGGCGAACAGCACCGCGTATGCGATCGATGCGCGGGTTAAGGACACTACCGACAGCACCAACTGGAAATGCACCGTAGCGCACAGCAGCCCGGCGGGGCCGACGACGTTCGCGGCGGACCGCACCGCCAATCCGGGGCGCTGGGTGACCGACAGCGCCGCCGACAATGTCAGCTGGATCACCGGGCCGTCAGGAACGGCGGTCGAGAACGGCAGTCATCTCGTCTACGTCTGCAAATATCGCAACCGGTTCTTCTTTATAGAGCAGGACTCGATGAACGCCTGGTATCTGCCGCTCAACGCGATCGGCGGCGTGCTGGCGATGATTCCGCTATCAGGAGCAGCAACCAAAGGTGGCAAATTAATTTTTTGCACCACGTGGTCAATCGACGCCGGCGATGGCGTCGACGACAAGCTGGTGTTCATGACCGACCTCGGCGAGATCCTGGTGTTCACCGGCGGCGATCCCTCCAGCGCCGCAAACTGGCGGCAGGAAGGTCGTTACAACATGAGCCCGCCGATGGGGATGAATGCCCACCTGGCGGTTGGTGGTGACGTCCTGGTCGCCACGGTCGACGGCATCATGCCGATCACCGGCGCGATTACCAAAGACCGCGCCGAACTGGAGTTGGCCGCCGTTACCCGACAGATCAAGATCATGTGGCGCGCCGAGGTGTTGGAGAAGCGCGAGTGGCCGTGGACGATGTGCAAGTGGGACGAGTATGGCGGGATCTTTTGCGCCGTCCCCGGCAGCGCGTCAGGCAAGGAGCGGGTGCTAGCCGTTAACGCCACCACTGGCGCATGGGCGCGATACACCGGTTGGGACTGCACCTGCTTCATCCGAATGCGCGGCGATATGTTCTTCGGCACCCAGAAGGGCATCATCATGCAGGCCGATCGCACCGGCTATGACGACGGCCTGCCCTACACCGCGGTGCTGGTTGGCGGCTGGGAGGTGTTTTCCTCGCCGTCGCAGACCATCACCTGGCGGCAGGCGCGGGCGTCGTTTACCGCGCGGGCGGGGGAACCCTTCCAGCCGCAACTGGCGGCGACCACCGACTACGTCGTCACCTTGCCGCCACCGCCAAACGCCGGGCCGGATAGCGAGCCGCTCGACATCTGGGACGAGGGGCTGTGGGACGACGCCGTCTGGGATGCCGGCGCACCGCCGTCCGTCACGGTGCGCAATACCGGCTGGGTCAGCATCGGCGTCACTGGCTACAGCCACGCGCCGATTATCCAGGTGACGGTGGCGCAGCGGGCCAGACCGCAAGTCGATCTGATTTCAATCGCCGC